GATGGCTCTAGATATATTGGCCAATCATCACCACCTAAATTCATAGTAGTTGATATCTCACAACTAAACCTATCTTTATGTCTTTTAAGAACATCACCTTTTTTATATATTCTTGCATACGTGTATGCTGGATATAATTTTAACCCTGTTACTTCTTCCATTTTAGGTTGACACTTTAACATTAAAGTTTCCATAGCTATATTAGAATAATGACTATAGGTTTCTGGTATCTGTTCGTCTTTACCTTCATAGTGACCTATAATATTTTCAAAAGGTGAAAAGTATCTAGCTTGTTGACAAGTGTCATAAACTTGTTTCTGCATCATAAAATAGTTTGCAACAAAACTAGCTAGGTCTTTTGATATTGCTTGACGGATAACTGTATACTTTTTCTTTTTAAACATCTTTAGCCATCTCTTTTGGCACAGCTTGTATGTTCCAATGTATAAATCTAAATGGTTCAATGCCAAAGTCTACACTAAACTCGTGTTCTAAAAACCCTGGAAAGATAATTAATGTACCAGGTGTTGGTTTAAAATGTATAAGCTCACCACCACTCCATACACCTTTTTGATTTGGTTTCATTTTTAATTTTGTACATCTTGCACCAGTCTTCGGTTCGTGAAATACAGGATAAGAAGTTTTATCACTACACTTTAAAAAGTAAAAACCTGATACGTGTTGATTCCAATGTATATGTGCACTGTGATGACCACCACCCTTTTTAGCAAACTCTTGTACCCACATCTCACTAAACATAGTTGTGTATTGTGACATATCATAACCTTGATGATCTAAATATTCCCAAGACTTTTGACCAATGTAATTTCTAAAATCTAAAAAATCATTGTCAGCTGTAAGTGGTGTTGAATGATATGATCTTCCAAAATCACCGTATTTTTTTATAAATTTTTTTTCTCTATTTCTTGCATCTTTAATATATTTATTAGATGCTTTGTTTAACGATTTAATAAACTCTGGTTTTTCCTCACTCCATATTACAGTTGGAAAATAACTATTTATAAACATTATTTAAAAGGCCTTCCTAAATGCCAAACAACAAGACTATATCTTGTGCCAGCGGTTACTGGTTTAACTCTATGCCAAACAAATGAAGGAAAAACAATAATACTTCCTTTAGGTAATATTTCTTTTGCTCTTCTCAAATGTTGACTTTCATCTCTCATATGTGGATCATAGTTTCTAAAATCAAATTCTAACTCACCACCTGTGTATTCTGAACCATCTGTTAACTGACAAGTCATAGATAGTTTTCGAATTCTGCCGTGCTCTGGATTATTAGGATCTTTTCGATCATAGGGTTTATCCCAACTATCACAATGCCAATCATAATATTGATTGTGTTTGTATTTTGTAAATTGACACGATTCTGATCTTTCCCAATCAAAGTTCCAACCTGCATTTTTATTAGCCATATGAACATATGGATGTAATTCTTTATATATCCAAGCATCATTAAGCCAAACTAAATCAGAGTTTCTTTTTCTTTTTAAATCTTTTACTTCTTGTTTGTTTAATTTTTTATCACCATAGCCACCTGTTCTAGCCATAACTTCTTCTTGTGAATTTGCATAAGCTATTACATCATCACAAAATTTAGGTGTTAATACACTACTAAAATACCAATAATAATTAGTTATATTCATATATAATTAAAATTTATTACAACTCTTCTCATTTTGTCTGTGCAAGTAGAACCTGTGTGTTCTAAAATTGAATTAAATTCAACATATTTATTTTCTTCATTTTTAATTTTTTTACCAGTTTTAAATTTAGTATAACCATTACAGTCATTAATATAAAAAATTCCTGTAGTTCCTTTATCCTGATCAGTGTGCATTCCGTGTTCAGTAATATTATTATCTTGAGTTAATAAATTTGCTTTTATCCTATTTAGTTTTTTATATTTTATTTTATGTAAAATAGGTTTTAAAATATTCATCATTTCTTGTGAACAATTAATTTCTCCATTATTTATAAAAGTAAAAACAAATTGAAAGTTTTTGTCGGTAGCTTTATTTACACCCTCGTTAAAATACCAAGGCATATATTCTCCCATTATTTTATCTTTTAAATTTTTAAAATCTTTTTTGTCTAAAAAATTTTTATATATATTCATAAGTTATAGTTTGAACAAAGTTTAATGAATCTTTTTGATTATTAGTTAGGTAATACATATTAGTTGATGGAAACATTATAAATTGATTATTAGTAAGTGGTATATCCCAACTTCTACCTTTACGTCTGTTATCTTCATAATGTATTCTAACCATACAATTTTTAACTTTTACACCATAGAGTAATGTAAAGTCTGGTGAGTTTCGTAGATCTACTGGATCTATATTTAATAAAGGAATTGTAGTCTCTGCAGGTTTATAAATATTCCCCCACGTTTCTTTATTAATTAAACTTATACCATATTCAAGACCAATGTGATCTCGCATATAAGTATTCAACATATCCCAAGTTCTTGAAAATGGAAAATCTTTGTTTTGAATTACTGATTGTAAAATATCACCTGATAATTTATCTCGGTCAATGTCCCAATCTTTAGGCATTGTCACATCGCCGTAATATAGAGCTTGCTCTGTTAATACTTTCTTTTGCATACCACCACCATTTTTAATTTATGCTTTGCTGTCTGTCAAGTCCCAAGATTGATTAGCTTCATTCCATTCATAATACCATCTGTGAGTATCTGCTTCATTTTGTGAAGTTTGTTCAGCTGTTAATGCAGGAGCATCACCGATTGGTGAAGCCCAATTAGCAGTTGTAGTATTTTTTACCCAAGATGCATAAGGTTTTTTAGGCCAGAAAATTTGATCATCTTCATCCCAAGTATAACCTATACCTGCGTAGTTACCTCTTAAAGGTGTTCCACCAAGTTTATGTTGATTGCTAGATGTGTTGTAAGAAGTTTGAATCCACATTTGTGCAGGCCAATTATTGTGTAATTCTAAATACTGTTGACCTACTAATTCATCTTCAACACCATCAGCGTTAAGCATATCTTTGTTATCAAGTGTTAATACTTGAATAACTTTACTGTTTGCTCCTAGTTTTGCGAAATGTGCCATAATTATTCTCCTTATATCTTAATTTTAAATGTTAGTAAATACATATTAATTTTGAAACTTGTATTTAATAATAACAATTCCAGATCCTCCTGCACCTGAAGTATTACTTCCAGCTGGACTTCCTAGACCACCAGATCCACCGCCAGTATTAGCCGCTCCTGCTGTTGAACCAGGGGCTTCTGGAGTAGAAGGATTTGCAGTACCTGCAGTTCCTCCACCTGGACCACCAGCACCACCCGGATTACCTTGAGAACCACCGCCTCCACCACCAGCAAAAGTTCCTGCTGCACTTCCAGGTCCTACTGGAGCTGGAAAATTAGGAGTTACATCTGTTCCATTACCACCTGCGCCACCACCACTACTTGATCCATTACCACCAACACCACCAGATCCACCGCCACCACCACCGGAAAAAACTGCACCATTTCCAGTTCCATTACCACCATTGTTTCCTTGGGCAGGACTTGTAGGAGGTGTATTACCTGTACCACCACAAATAGTTCCACTAGGGAATTCTGATCCACCGCCACCACCACTTGCACCATTCAAAGCACCTCTGTTGGCTCCTCCACCGCCACCACCACCATTAGAAATTATAGTTGAAAAACTTGAATTACTACCACTATTACCATCTAAATCTCCACCACAATCTGGACCAACTCTACCAGCTCCACCAGCTCCAACAGTAACTGGATAAGCTCCCACTGCAGCTGTTTCACAACTTTTAATTCTTAAACCACCTGCGCCACCACCTCCAGCTCTTCGGTTACCTCCAGAAGCACCTCCACCTACAACTAAATAAGTTAAAGTAGTACCTCCAGTTGGACTTCCAGCATCTGAAACTGTAAAAGTTCCTGGCCCTGTAAATGTGTGATATCTAAAATCACCTACATCAGTTGTTGTTCCACCTGAACCTATTACATAAGGATTAACAAATGCCTGTGAGCTATTTCCAGAATTAGTTACAACCCAACCTTTAGTAGCGTCTACAAAAACAAAAGTTATAGCTGCACCTTCTTGATTACATTGAAAATTAGATGCTGCACCTTCTATATTAGATCCATTTCTTAAAATTGTAAGAGCGTTAGTGTCCCAAGTATTTGCATAATCTGCAACAGCTATTACATTTCCTGCGCTTGGTGATGCAGGTAAAGTTAAATTAAATGCTCCTCCAGACGTATCTGTAAAATATCCAACACCTGTTGCTGCTGGTCCTGGATCTGCTG